ATGGCAGGCAGCGCGAGCGAGGGGGAACTGGTGCCGCAGCGGCAGGCGATCGGCGGACAGAAGCGGGTGCAGAAGCGCAAGCAGCGCAGCGACACATGGACGCAGGCGCAGGTCAGGGAATTCATGGCGGTGCTGGCCGAAAGCTGCAACGCCAGCGAGGCGGCGCGCGCGGTCGGCAAATGCCGGCAGGGCGCCTATGATCGCCGGCGGCGCGACCCGGCCTTTGCCAGGGCGTGGGACGCGGCGCTGGACCAGGGCTATGCCGAACTGGAACTGTTGCTGATGCGCGCGGCGCTGCATGGCAGCGAAAGCGAGGAAATCACGCTGGACGGGGAGGGCGCGGTCAAGACGCGCAAGGTCAAGCGCGCACCCAATTTGAGCGTCGGGCTGCGGCTGTGGCAGCATTATCGCGAACGGGTCGCCAAAATCCGGGGCACGTCCGACGACGCCGGGCCTACGCCCGAGGAGCAGGCGCAGGTGCGCCGGGCGCTGGCGGAAATCCGAAGACGGCGCGCGGCGGCGGGGGAATAGCGGAGCGATGTCGGGGTGACAGGAGAGGCAGGACGTTCGATCCGCAGGACGCGATCCGCGTTAACCATTTTCCAGCCGGAACGGACTGAGCGGCCGCAGCATTGTGGCACAATGACGTTGGAAAACATGATCCTGGAGCAACTGGGCGCCGGTCCGGTGCGATCGCTGGAACTGACGGGGGCGGACCCGGACGAAGTGGAGCTGACGTTGAAATTCATGGTGGCGCGGCGGCAGATTTGCCGGAAGGCAGGGCAGATTTCGCTGTTCTGGCACCGGCATATGATCTTTGCCCCGCCGGTCGTCGTCACGCGCAAGACCATCGCGCCGGCCGGGGCCGACGCGGCGGCAAAAGGAACCCCCGGCGCGAGGCCGGGGGTCGAGGTTCAGGGGAGGGCCAGCGGCGGCAGAGGGGGGATCTGCACAGGATGCCGCTGACAAAGACGAGGTAGCGCGGATATGCGTCCGGCACATGTCCCGTTTGTTGCGAAGGATGGGCGCGGCGGGTCCATGATGCTGCGGATGCATCGCGCCCAGCCCCCTCCCCTGACAGGGAGGGGGTGGCTGATCCCGATTTTGGTATTCGGCGAGAGGAAGGCCGGCGGCGTCGATCGCCGCCGTTGCCCGGTCAGCGCCCGGCGGTGATTTCGAGCGCGGGATCGACCAGCGAGTTGCGCGGCGCGGCGGCGGGCGCGGGTGCGGCGGCCGGCGGCGCGGCCGGTGCCGGGGCGGTGGTCGGCAGGGCGGCGGGTGCGGCCGCCGGGGCGGCGAAGGCGACGCTGATGTCTTCGTCCAGAAAAGCGCTGACGGGCGCGCCGAGCGGGATTTTCGCGCTGGTGCCGGTGGTGAAGAAACCGGCGACGGGGACAAAGGCGATCGCGGCGACGACGCCTGCGGTGCCGGTGACGCCCTTGTCATCGAACTGGCCGGTCAGGCGGATCTGGTTGCCGTTGGCGCGGACATAGAGAACGCGGCCGTTGATGCGGCCGGACTTGCCCCACATGCCCTTGTTGCGGACGTCGGTGATTTCACCCACGACCGGGCTGCCGAGCGGGATGACGGTCTGGCCGCCCAGCATCACGGCTTCGGCGACTTCGAGCTGGACGCGCTGGCCGATGCGCAGCTTCTTGCCTTCGGTCGTGAGCGGTTCGGCGGTTTTGAGCGAGAGTTGCATCCCCGCGCGCAGGACATTGCCGGCGGGCGTGGCGATGATGGTGGCGACCGGTGCGGCGGGCGCGGTCGTCACCTGGGCAAGGACGGACGGCGCGCAGGCGCAGGCAATCACGCCGAGGACGGCGCTGGCAACGAATTTCATGAAATAAACCCCCAAATGAATCGGCTCCCCCAGAGCCGAGACACAGGGACTGCTATTGGCAAGGCAAGTCGTCAAGCGATAAATATTTGATCGATATTGGTCTTTACTTGAATATTGGCTGGGGAGGCGGACCGGTGGCCGCGACGGCTTTACAGATGTGCAACAGGCGATATGACCTTGGGGTCATGAAAAAGCTGATCCTGATCGCCGCCGTTGCCTCCGCATTGTGCAGCCCCGCCCTGGCCCGGACGAACATGGCCGTGACTGGTCCGGCCGCAACGAAAGCGCCCGATCCGGCGCGGCTGAAGGCGAGCGTTGAAAAGCTGGTGCGCTTTGGCACGCGGCATACTTTGTCGTCCGCGACCGACCCCAAGCGCGGGATCGGCGCGGCGCGGCGCTGGGGCGGACAGGAATTCGAGCGGATTTCCAAGGGCTGTGGCGGGTGCCTGACGGTCGAGACGGTGGCGGATCGCTTCACCGGGCCGCGCGCGCCCGACGGGGTCGAGGTGGTCGATGTGCTGGCGATCCAGAAAGGGACGGGCTGGTCGGTTTCCGGCCCGAACCAGGTGGTGATCGTCGCCGGGCATATCGACAGCCGCGTGACCGATGTCATGAACGCGACCAGCGACGCGCCGGGCGCGAACGACAATGCGTCGGGCAGCGCGCTGGTGATCGAGGCGGCGCGGGTGCTGGCGGGCGAAAAATTCGACGGCACGATCGTCTACGCCCTGTTATCGGGCGAGGAACAGGGGCTGTGGGGCGGCAAGTTGCTGGCGGCCACGGCCAAGGCGCGCGGATGGCAGGTGCGCGCGATGCTGAACAACGACATCGTCGGCAACACGCTGGGCCAGAATGGCCAGATCGTCGCCGACCGGGTCCGCGTCTTTTCCGAGGGCATCCGCTTTTCCGAGGACGCCAAGGCGAACCTGACGCGGCGGGCGATCGGGGGCGAGGATGACGGACCGTCCCGCGCGCTGGCCAAGAAGATCGACGGGATCGCGGCGGCCAATCCGCAGATCGGGCTGGACGTGTTCGCGGTGCGGCGGTTCGACCGGTTCGGACGCGGCGGGGACCATTCGCCCTTCCTGGAGCTGGGCTTTCCCGCGGTGCGCTTTTCGGTGGGGATCGAGAATTACGACCGGCAGCATCAGGATCTGCGGACCGAAAATGGCCGGGTCTATGGCGACACGGTGGAGGCGATGGATTTCCCCTATCTGGCGAAGGTGACGGCGCTGAACGTCGCGGCATTGCGCGAACTGGCCGATGCGCCGGCGGCGCCGGCCAGCGTATCGCTGGACGGGGCGGTGTCGATGGATACGCGGGTGTTCTGGGACGCGGTTCCAGGGGCGGCGGCCTATCATGTCTATTGGCGGCGGGCGGACGCGCAGGATTGGACCGACAGCCGGATGGTGACGGGCGCGACCGAGACTTTGCTGAAGGATGTGGTGGTGGACGATCATTTCATCGGCGTGGCGGCGGTTGCGAAGGACGGGGCGGAAAGCCTGGTGACCTTTGGCGGCATGGCGCCGCGCCGGTAGCGACAGGCTGGCAACAGGCGCGCGCTGCGGGGCGCGGATGACGATGTGGGAAAGGGCCGTCCGGTGGGGCGGCCCTTTTTTGGCGTCTGCCGGGGTTGGATGGGGGAGGGGGGATGCAGGTTTCGGATCGGGATTGGCTGGATGGCCGGGCGCAGGCCGAGCGGAAGGAGATTTTTCGGAAACTGACGGCGCGCGTCGCCGGAGCGCTGGAACGGGAATGGTCGTTTGTGGCCCGGCGCGAGCAACTGGCGCCCGAAGGGGACTGGCGCATCTGGCTGATGATGGCGGGGCGCGGTTTCGGCAAGACGCGCGCGGGCGCGGAATGGGTGCTGGGCATCGCAAAGGCCGATCCGTCCGCGCGGATCGCCCTGGTGGGCGCGACGCTGGGCGAGGCGCGCAGCGTGATGGTGGAGGGCGCGTCGGGGCTGTTGTCGATATCGCCGGGATGGGCGCGGCCGGCCTATGCGCCCGCGCTGCGCAAGCTGACCTGGCCCAATGGCGCGATGGCGACGCTGTTCGGCGCGGCCGAGCCGGAATCGCTGCGCGGGCCGCAGTTCAGCCATGGCTGGGCCGACGAAATCGCCAAATGGGCGGGCGGCGAGGCGGCCTGGCATAATCTGATGATGGGGATGCGGCTAGGCAGCGACCCGCGCACGGTGGCGACGACGACGCCAAGGCCGGTGCCGCTGGTGCGGGCGCTGGTGGCGCGGGCCGGGGACGGACGACGCGGCGACCTGGTGGTGACGCGCGGGCGGACGGCGGACAATGCGGCCAATCTGGCGCCCGGCTTCGTCGCGGCGATGATGGACAGCTATGGCGGCACGCGGCTGGGGCGGCAGGAACTGGACGGCGAGCTGATCGAGGAGGCGGAAGGCGCGCTGTGGACGCGCGACCTGATCGAGCGGTGCCGGGTGCGGCATGTGCCGGACGGCGGCGTGCTGACGCGCGTGGTGGTGGCGGTCGATCCGCCCGCTTCGGCCGATGGCGATGCGTGCGGCATCGTCGTCGCCGGGCTGGGCGGCGACGGGCGCGCCTATGTGATCGCGGATGCGAGCGTCGGGGGAATGCGGCCCGAAGGCTGGGCGCGCGCGGTCGCGGCGGCGGCGATGGTGCATGGCGCGGACAAGGTGGTGGCCGAGGCGAATAATGGCGGCGCGATGGTGGAAAGCGTGCTGCGCGCGGCGGAAAAGGCGCTGCCGGTGCGGCTGGTCCATGCCAGCCGGGGCAAGGCGGCGCGGGCCGAGCCGGTGGCGGCGCTGTATGAAGCCGGGCGGGTCGCGCATCGCGGCGCCTTTCCCGACATGGAGGACCAGATGTGCGGGCTGCTGGCGGGCGGCGGCTATGTCGGGCCGGGACGGTCGCCGGACCGGGCGGACGCGCTGGTGTGGGCCTTGAGCGAATTGATGCTGGGGCGGCGGGGCGAGGCGCGGGTGCGGGGGTTGTGAGGTTGTGCTACAGGGAGTGGCTGGAGGGCCTGCATGAGCGAACGATTGCGTTTCTGGCTGGCGGTGCTGAGCATTCCCCTGTGGGTCGGATACCCCTTCGCCTTTTCATATGGTCCTATCGTGGCGAGGAATGTCCGCTGCGCCGGGAGGCGGTTCACGGGCGGTTTCGACGACTGTTTCAATGATTATCTTCCGGTTCTGGAAATGCTCGCCTTTCCGATGATGCTGCCGTTTCTTCGCTTCGCTTTCGCACTCTACGCGCCCGCCGATCATGATGGGGGCTGGCGATGGAAAATCGCCGGCCGCATGAACGGCGACGCCTGTTATCCGTCGCTTCAGCTTTTTGCCGGACTGTTGATCCTGTGGATCGGATTTCATGTGCGGATGCTACCGCTGGCGCGGGAGGCCGATCTGCTCTGGGCCTATTGGCTGATCTGGACGACATGGTTGCTGACGGGGATTGCCGTGAGTTGGCCAAGGGAAAGCCGCGCCGGATGACGGAACCGGCGCGCCGGCCGATCCGTTCCTGATCCATGATGGTTTTCAACGGAGCAAGTGACATGAAGACAGCCAAAATCTTCGCGGCGCTCGTCGGTGTTTCGGTGGTTGCGACGCCGGTGATGGCGGCGAGCCTGAATAGCGGCGATCGCGCGCGGATCGCGCGGGCGGCGCCCAAGGATCGCGACGATGTGCGCTATTGCCTGCTCAAGGGCAAGAAAGGCCGCGACAAGGGCACGGTGATCGGCGCGGCCGGTGGCGCGGGCGTCGGGGCGCTGGCGGGCGGGAGCCTGGGCGAAACCTTGCTGGCCGGTGCGGCCGGCGCGGTCGCGGGCCGGGTGATCGGCAAGAGCGAAGGCACGGATTCCGCGTGCGACCGGGTGCTGGCGCGCAATCGATGAGGCGGCCGGGCTGACGGGGAGCGACTGCCCACCCCGCTGCGACCGGCGCGCTGCGCGCGCAAGTCTCGCTGCCCCTCCCGCTGGCGGGAGGGGTTTTGCGTTCAACCGACCCTCTCCCCCCGGCGGGAGAGGGTTTTTGCGTTTGGGGACAGTGCAATGAAATGGTTCGGGACGAAGGCGGCCGCATCGGGCGATGCGCGGCCGGTGTTGGCGCGCGCCTGGGGCACGGGCGCGGTGGCGCTGGGGGAATGGCCGGCATCCTATGAGGCGCAACTGCGCGCCGGGGTGATGGGCAATGCGGTGGCGCAGCGGGCGATGCGGCTGGTGTCCGAAGGCGCGGGCGCGACGGCGATCAAGATACGCGGCGTGGAGGATGGCGCGCGGGTGCTGGCGCTGGTCGGGCGGGCTTCGGCGGGACAGGGGCTGATCGAGACGCTGGCCTGCCACCTGCTGCTGCACGGCAATGGCTATGTCCAGGTGATCGCGGGCGCGGACGGGATGCCGGCCGAACTGTTCGCGCTGCGGCCCGAGCGGGTCAGCGTGGAGGCGGATGCGCGCGGCTGGCCGGCGGCCTATCTGTATCGCGTCGGGGACAGCGTGATGCGCCTGTCGCCGGAGGACGGCGCGGGGCGCACCAGCCTGCTGCACCTGAAGGCGCTGCATCCGCTGGACGATCATTATGGGCTGGGCTGCGCGGGCGCGGCGGCGGGCGCGGTGGCGATCCACAATGCGGCGACGACGTGGAACAAGGCGCTGCTCGACAATGCGGCGCGGCCCAGTGGCGCGATGGTCTATGATCCGGGCGACGGATCGGTCTTTTCGCCCGAGCAATATGAGCGGGTGAAGCGGGAGATGGAGGCGGCCTTTGCCGGCGCGGCCAATGCGGGGCGGCCGATGCTGCTGGAGGGTGGCCTCAGCTGGCAGGCGATGAGCCTGACGCCGGCGGAGATGGATTTCGTGGGGCTGAAAAGCGCGGCGGCGCGGGAGATCGCGCTGGCCTTTGGCGTGCCGCCGATGCTGATGGGGCTGCCGGGCGACAATAGCTACGCCAATTATCGCGAGGCCAACAAGGCGTTGTGGCGGCAGGCGATATTGCCGCTGGTGGCGAAAATCTGCGCGGGATTGTCGCAGGGGTTGAGCGGCTGGTGGCCCGGCGTGGCGATCGAGGCGGATCTGGACGCGGTGCCGGCGCTGTCGGACGAGCGCGCTGCGTTGTGGGAGCGGGTGGCGGCGGCGGATTTTCTGAGTGCCGAGGAGAAGAAGGCGATGCTGGGGCTGTGACGGCCGACATTTGACCCAAGCCGGGCTGCAAATGGCGCTTTTCTGCGCTTCCGGTGCTCACGTGCCTTAAGCACGCTGCGCGCCGGTTCTCGAAATGCACCATTTTCGCCTCGACCATCACAGAATTGTGAAGCGATCTTCAGCCAGCCTCTGACCGGGCGAGGCTGTCGAGGCGGCAGAAATCATTGGCCCAGTTCCAGCGGCCGCCCTGGATCAGGCAATCGCCGGCGCGGAACAGGTCGAAATGCCAGGCGACAAGGCCAAGGGCGGCAATCACGAGGACGATCAGGACTTTGCGATGGGTGCGCTTCATGGTGCGCCAGATAGGCGCGGCGGGCGCCGATGAAAAGGAGCGGGGGCATGAAAGAGGAGATGCTGGCGCGGCTGGTAGCGCAGGCGCAGGGGCAGGTGGCCGACATGGTGACGATCCGCGCGCTGATCGAGGAAGCGAGCGGGCTGGGCGCGGAGCGGGCGCTGGAGCGGCTGGGGCTGAGCGATCGGAGCGCGGAAAAGGATGTGCGGGAACTGCGCGAACTGCTGTCCGCCTGGCGCGACGCGAAGAAGGCGGCGCGCGGAGCGGTGATCGGCTGGGCGGTGCGGATCGGCATGGCGCTGGTGCTGCTGGGGGTGGCGGTGAAGGTCGGGCTGCTGGGGCTGGTGCGGGCATGAGCGGCGACATGCGCTTCGCCGGCTATGCGGCGGTGTTCGACCGGGTGGACCGGGGCGGCGACGTGGTGCGGCCGGGCGCGACGAACCGGGCGGCGTCACCGTGGAGGCGACGGCGTTCGAGGCGCAGCGCAGCAGCGCGCGGCTGGCGGGCGGGATCGTGGGGCGGCTCTATCGGCTGACCAACCGCGTCACCCTGTCCGACGGGCAGATGGATGAGCGATCGGTGACGATCCGGGTGGAGGAGCGCTGATGCTGGCGGAACAGGAAAGCGGGGCGCTGGCGACATCGCTGGCGGAATTGAAAGCCTATCTGCGGATCGAGACCGAGGGCGAGGACGCGGTGCTGGCCGGGTTGCTGCGCGGGGCGGCGGCGCTGTGCGAGCAGTTCGTCGGCCAATGGCTGGTCGCGCGGTCGGCGCGCGAGACGGTGGCGGGGACGGGTGGCTGGCAGCGGCTGTCGGCGCGGCCGGTGCTGGCGATCGAGAGCGTGGCGGCGGTGGACGCGGACGGCGCGAGCGAGGCTTTGCCGGTCGAGGCCTATGCGATCGACATCGACGCGGCGGGCGACGGCTGGGTGCGATCGACGCGCGCGGGGGACGGGCGGGTGCTGGCGGTCCGCTATCGCGCCGGGATGGCGGGCGAGTTGAACGGCGTGCCCGAAGCGTTGCGGCAGGGCATCGTGCGGCTGGCGGCGGACCATTATCTGGCGCGCGGGACCGAGAGCGCGACCCCGCCGGCGGTGGTGAGCGCGCTGTGGCGGCCGTTCCGGCGGATGCGGCTGGCATGAGCGCGGCGATCGCGCGGCAGATGGAGGCGCTGGTCGAGGCGCGGGCGGCGGCGCGGCGGGCGCGGATCGCCGCCGCGCTGACCGGGGACGGCGTCACGGCGGTGGTCGAGGGTGAGGCGGTGCTGGCGTCCGGCCGGGGATTGCAGGCGCGCTGGTGGCGCGACCTGGCGCTGCGCGAGGCGGGGAGAGGGCGATGAGCGGGGAAGTGGCGGTGCGGGCCGCGGTGATCGCGGCGTTGCGGGCGGACGATATGCTGGGGCGCGCGGTGAACGGCGTGCATGACGGCGAACCGGCGCGGGCGGCGGCGCCCTATGCCATGGTCGGCGAGTGTCTGGGCGCGGACTGGGGCGGCAAGGATGTCGAGGGCCGCGAATTGCGCCTGACGATCGCGCTGGTCGTGGCCGAGGAGACGCCGGCGCGACTGGCCGGCATGATCGCGCGGGTCGATCCGGCGATCGGCGCGGCGCAGGCGCAGGACGGCTGGCGCATCGTGAGCGCGCGACTGTCGCGGTCGCGCGTGGCGGGGGGCGGCGGGGCCGCTGGCTGGCGGGCGGTGATGGATTATCGGCTAAGGGCGGTGCGGGAGGGGGGATGACGGGAGGGGGCGGGTAGCGGGCATCGGTTTTTACCGTGCTTGATATTGGCATTGCGCCATTTTCGGGCATTGAACTCAGATGGCGCTTTTCCTGAAAACAGACGTTCGTCACCCAAGGGCTGTCTACGTGATAGGGGATTGCTTGAGGAGGCTAACCATTGGTCAGATTGCTACAGAGTCAATTGTTAAATAAATCATTGGTTAATTCTTGAAATATTCTTTGGAAGAAGTTAGATTATTTGTTTAACAGGAATTATCCAAATGGAAGAACTTAAACAACGCATCTGCGAATTTAAGAAACGGAACGGCCTACATTCGTCTGACGGGCTGGACGCCGCAGCCGTCTGCGTCTCGCGTTCTGACTACAATATATTCGATCAGGCGATGTCAGAGCTTTTCTGGGGCAATGTCGAACAGGCGGGAACTGCTGACGCAGCCGACAAAATTTGACTGCGAAGGCACACAATGACTGAAGGGCGACTGCTATACAAATACCGCAAGTTTGATGCGCGCACGCTGCAAATGCTCTGTGAGCACGGCTTACATTATAGCAACCCGGCGAAATTCAACGATCCACTTGACTGCAATCTGGCGATATATCCAGACTTGAGCGCTTACGAATTGATAAAGCTGTATGAAAAATTACTGGGTCCGGGTCAGGCGGAAGAATTTAACGTCGCCATATACAACGCTAGGAAAGAAGCCGCGCCCTACGGTCAGAACATACATTTGCCTAGCGATGTCAAAGACAGGTTCAAGCAAAAAATCGCAGATCTTATTGCCACAGTTATCCAGGAGGAACTGAACCAACGAGGTGTCCTATCCCTATCCGGCACATGGGAAAGCGTCTTGATGTGGAGCCACTATGCAGACGAACATCGGGGTATCTGCATTGAGTATGATACAACAGAGATGCCGCACGAATACCTAGCCCGCGTTAACGATGATGGAAGTCGAGCTGTCAGCGCCAGCGATATCATGAAGTGGAAAGAGTATGGGGATAAAGAGGCGGAACAGCGAGTGTTCCAAACGCACTTCTACTCGAAAGCTCCTGAATGGCGTTATGAGCAAGAGTGGCGGGACATTGGAGACAAGGAAGGAAAGTGTCAGTCCTACCATATAACAGCTGTATTGTTTGGCGCTCGCTGCGAGCCAGCTGTGCAAGCGGCTGTGGTCAGAATGCTGGGATCAGAAACAACGGTTGTGTTTCGTAAAGTCAGGTTTGAAGGTCTGTCGTTTGCGCTAACATCTGACCGGATAACGGCGAAAGAAATTGAGCATACAGTGTTGTTCGTGTCTGAGGAGGTGAACGCTGCGCGAGAGCAAGCATCCGGCTTCATTTCCCTGTTTGACGACATTGCCATCGATATGAAGAGTTTTTATCGGGACGAGGTTAGGCGCATTGTGGAGAATGAACGACCCTAGGTTGGTCTGGTCCGCAATCTCGCACAAACTGACCGACGGCATGTCCGCTTTGCCATTCCTAGCCAACGAAACCAGCCGTTCCCCTACCGGCCAATCGCAGCTGCAAACGAAGCTGAACTTCTATGTCCGGTTCGGTCGCTATCGGCTACTCCATATTCCCGGCGTCATGCCAGCGCAGGCTGGCATCTCGGGCGGAGGCGTGGGGCGGCGAGGGTGGCGGCTTTCCAGCGTCATCCCGGGTTGCCGGAGACCCCAGCCTTCGCTGGGGTGACGTAGCGGGGTGGGCGCGTTCAAGCGACTTTGCAGCGTGCTCAACGGTTCGTTTCTGGCCGAAACAAGACGAGTCCGGCCCTTTCAAGGGGGGAGGCGGCGGAGCGCGTTTTTCGTGTCTGTGGTTGGCAGAGCGCCGCTGAGGCGGCGCGCCCACCCCCGGCCCCTCCCTGACGGGGAGGGGAGGAAGACGGTCCGCCTCTGCGCGATTGCCGCTGCATCTTTCGGCGTGACGCCCTGTTCCGCCATCGCCTGAGACCGGGGCCTTCGCCGGGGTGACGGTTGAGGGGGTGGCGGTCGAGGGGGTGGCGTCGGGAGGGCTGTTGCGGCCGGTCAGCGCGGGCGGCTGCTTTCCTCATATTCGCTGGTGATCTTGTCGACATATTCGGCGATCTGGTCGTCGGCGTCCGCCTGGGCGTCCTTGTCGGACATGCCGTCAGCCTTGTCCTGGGCGATGATCGCCGCGCGGAAGGCGGCTTCCTTGTCGGCGCAGGTGCGCTTGAGCGCGGACTGGAATTCGCCGAGCGGCAATTTCTTGTCGAGCGAGGGCTGCGTCTGGGCGCCCAGGCATTTTGAAAAATCCTTGCGCCCCATGCCGACGGCGTCGGCCGAGGGGGTGGTGGCGAGCATCATCATGAGCGAAGCGGCAACAAACATCAGAACCTCTCCATAAACCTATTGGTTCACGCTGCGATCGGTTGGCCAGTGGCCGTCCGAGTCTCTTGTTTTTCCGCGATTTCCCGAAGCCCAAGCAGGGTGCTTGCGGCGTCGGTTTCGCATGTTGGGAGAATGCGCCATGGGCGTCGAAAAGGGAAGTGCGTTTCTGTTGAAGGTGGGGGACGGCAACATGCCCGCAACCTACGCCACGGTCGCTGGAATGCGCACCACGCAATTGTCCGTAAATGGCGAGGCGGTGAACATCACCAGCAAGGATTCGGGCGGCTGGCGCGAATTGCTGTCGGGCGCGGGGGTGCGGTCGGTCAGCGTGTCGGCGGCCGGGCTGTTCACCGGGTCGGACGCGGAAATACGCATCCGCAACCATGCGCTGGCCGGCACGATCGAGGATTATGAGCTGAGCTTCGAGAGCGGGGAGCGGATGCGCGGACGGTTCCTGGTGACGCGACTGGACTATGCCGGCGATTATAATGGCGAGCGCAATTATGCGCTGAGCCTGGAAAGCTCCGGCGCGGTGGTGAGCCTGTGGGCTGGCGCTGCGATCCGATGAGGACGGCCTGACCCTGAGCGAGGCGGGCGTCGTCGCCGGGTCGATGATCGCGCCGGAAGCGCTGGCGGGGCGGGTCAATGGCCGGGCGATCGACCCGGCCGAGAGCGCGGACGGCGCGGCGGATGGCGTGCCGGTGGCGCTGAGCCTGCGCTATCATGATGCCGCGCGCGATTTCCAGGCCGGGGCGCAGCGGGTGACGCGGCCGGGTCCGGGACGGATGGAGCGCGGGATCGAGCTGCCCGCCGTGCTGAACGCGGACGGCGCGCGGGCGCTGGCGGCGGCGCGGCTGGGCGCGGCCTGGGCCGGGCGGGCGCGGATGACGCTGCGCTGCGACTGGCGGGCGTTGACGCTGGCGCCGGGGGATGTCGTCAGCGTGGCGGATGTGCCGGGGCACTGGCGGATCGAGGAACGGGAATGGGAGGCGATGGCGGTGCGATTGACGCTGCGGCGGACGCCGGGCGGGCGCAGCGTGCCGCCCGCCGGCGCAGGGTCCGGCGCGATCGTGCGGCCGGTCGATGCGCCGCACGGGCCGACGACACTGCGGCTGGCCGACCTGCCCTTCATCAAGGACGGGCTGGCGAGTGCGCCGCTGATCGTGGCGGCGGCAAGCGGTGGCGCGGGATGGCGCGGCGCGGCGCTGTTTATGACCGGCGCGAGCGGGGAGGCGGCGCCGATCGGCCGGAGCGCGGCGCGGGCGGTGATGGGCGTGGCCGACGCGGCGTTGCCGCCCGGCAGCGCGCAATTGGTGGATGGGCGCCATGCGTTGCCGGTCACGCTGCTGGCGCCGGACATGGCTTTGCTGTCGGCCGATGAGGCGGCGCTGGCGCAGGGGCGCAACCTGGCGCTGATCGGCGGGGAATTGATCCAGTTCGAGCGGGCCGAGCAGACCGGCGTCGCCAGCTATCGCCTGACCGGGCTGCGCCGGGGGCTGCGCGGCACCGAATGGGCGATGGCGGAGCATGTGGCCGGCGAGGATTTCCTGCTGATCGAGGAGGATCGTCTGGTCGAGCCGCTGGCGGCGTCGGGCAGCGAGGCCGAGCCGGGGAGCCTGTTGCGCCTGTCGGCGGTCGGCATCGGCGACGTGGAACCGGCCGAGGCGGCGCTGACGATCAGCGGCGCGGCGCTGATGCCGCCCTCGCCAGTGCATCTGGTCGCGCGGATGGATGGCGGCGGTGGCTGGACGATCGGCTGGACCCGGCGGAGCCGCAATGGATGGCGCTGGTCGAGCGGGACCGACGCGCCGCTGTGCGAGGAAAGCGAGCTTTATGCGGTGCGGTTGCTGGATGGCGACGCGCTGGTGCGTGGCGCGGAGACGGCGGCGGCGCAATGGACCTATGCCCCAGCGATGATTGCGGCGGACGGCACGGCCGGGCGGGCGCTGACCGTCGAGGTGGCGCAGCGCGGGACATTCGCGCCGGGGCGGGTCGCGCGGATCATGCTGACGGCCTGATGGCGCGCGACGCGCCGGGGATTACAGGAGGACAGGACCATGGATGCATCGCCCCGTTGGGCATTGCCGCTGCTCTTTGCCGGGCAGGCGCAAAAGGAGATTTTTCATAATGAGGCGCTGATGCTGGTCGATGCGCTGCTGCATGGGGCGGTCGAGAGCATCGATGTGGCGGAACCGCCCGCCGACCCCGCGGACGGGCAATGCTGGATCATCGCCGCCGGGGCGAGCGGGGCATGGAGCGGGCAGGCGGGCCTGATCGCCTGCTGGACGGAGGGGGGATGGCGCTATGTCGCGCCGCGCGCGGGCCTGGCGGTGCATGTGGCGGACCGAGGACATGCGTTTTTTCATGACGGGATCGAATGGCGCGCCGGCGCGATCCGCGATGACGGCCTGTATCAGAATGACGAGAAGATAGTGGGCGCGCGCCAGCCCGCCATCGCGAACATTGGCGGCGGCGCGGTGATTGATGCGGAAGCCCGGTCTACCATCGCCGCCATTCTGACGGCGCTGCGGACACATGGGCTGATTGCTTCCTAA